CTTACAGGGCCTCGAGTTGCGCCGAGTCCGTTAAGAGTTTGATTCTCGTGGGTTCCTAATGTCGGGCATGCGCTTTGTAGGTGAGTTAGACTCCTCCGGCCCACTGGTTGGTGCTACGATCTTGCACCCAGTTGTTGTCTGTCTCAACACGCCGTAGCTAAGGCGTCATATTAGCACCTGATCCATCGCGTACCTACATCAGGTTAATCAAAGTGATTGCGGGATTGGTGCCCCTAAGGTACCACTTCACAGTGAATTAAAATGGATACAACCGAACTTGTAAACGTTTTTGTGAAGTCCACCCCCCCTCTTCCTCCAATAGATCTTGGTCACCTATTGGTTGTATTGCTTCTTTTTCTCGACCGAGTCCTGGCCTGGGTGGTGTTACAACTACCTTTGCTAGGACTCGGCCACCTCATCCAGGTCATCGCCCAGCTCGTGCTCAACGGAGTCAGCTGGTACGAGACCTCGCCAGCGGTGTTTTGGCTTGTGTGGTTGCCGGGAACGGTTTCCGCATATGTCAAAATGCTGTTTGCGGTTGGGCGCGGCTCTCGTAGAGTTGCCCAATGGTTGTGGGTGGGAATCTTCAGGCACTTCGTTCTAGGTTGGCTCCTAGAAGTTGTGGCTGCTTGGTTCTTGAGAGGAGGCCTGGCCCCTCCGCTTGTGCAACGGGCGGAGGACGTTCTTGACACCAGTGTAACTGGTGTCACCTTGGCGCATACACGCGGCATCGCGTATGCGCAAGCTGCGAAAGTCACACATGCCAGTGTGACGTCTGGCGGGTTAACACCTTCCAGAGTTCGAGGGCGGGCGGTTTGGGTAAACCGTCTGCAGCATTACCTGAGGGGCCGTCCTGGCACCGTAGGCAATCTGATTCGCGGGCGGTGGGTACCAGACCTCCCCAACAGTCAGTTGCCTTTGAGTGCCAACGCTCTCTTGGGTCTTGCTGACCAAGAACTGAAACTCCTCGGTGGGGGAGTGCTGCCAACGACAGTCACCGAGCACGAGGTTTTCCTCGTGGTTGAGACTAACGACGGGCGTCGTGTTGTTGCGCCCGCGTTGCTCGCGAAACTGTCCCTTTACGCGTGCTTTCGACCACGCACCCAGGAGCTCCTGGCTGGACTTAGGTCCAGAGCCAGGGAGTGGTTTTCGGAGAAAGGTGTTGCTGATTTGGCGTCAGCATTTGTTCTACCTGACACAGTAGAACTCGCCTTTCACGAGACCGCTCCGGAGCGACTGGCCCGTGGTCGTCTGGACGTCGTGGAGGAATCCACCTGTCTCTGAGGAGGCCCAGTCGAGGTTCCAGGGTTATGCTGGGGGTCACCACCCCCTGTCATAACCGGTGTCCTAGACACCAGGAAAGTAGATTGGGCAGTCTGCAGCGACAGTCGACGGAAAATGAGAACGGCTTGCGCGGCTCCCATCGCTGGGACTTTTGCGCCGACGTGCAACCGTTCTTGTCCACACAACGAGGTGACCGCATTAGCTATGCGGTCAATGGGACCAGTGCCCCAGCAGGTGTTTGAACCTGCGTCTGAACGTGCTATGTCCGTCTGGTCCGAGCTGAGGAAGTTCGCCAGGCGGTATAGGGACGGGGCATGGTCCTGGAGAGCAACGGCGGAGAGTTACAATGGTCTACTCCGCCGCCGGTACCTAGAGGCCGAAAGGTCTTTGAGAGAGGATGGTTTGTCCGGTTACCAGGACTGGACCATCCGGGCTTTTCTCAAAACAGAGAAAAACCGAATTGCAGGTCGAGCCATGAAGCCCAGGCTCATTTATCCCAGGTCACCACGCTATAACCTGGAGCTTGCAAGTCGGTTGAAACCATTTGAGCACTGGCTGTGGGGTCGGCTCAATGGCTCTGTTCTAGGTGTTGGCAGCTCGAGACTCGTTGCGAAAGGTCTGAACCCGAGACAACGCGCCAACCTCATCGTCAAAAAGTTTAGAGCTTTCGATGAGTGCGTTTGTTTCGAGGCGGACGGCAGTGCGTTTGAGGCCCACGTGGGTCCAGCCGCTTTGAAGCAAGAGCACGCAGTGTATGGGGCTGCGTTTCCTGGCGATGGTAGGCTAAGGGCTCTTTTGGATAAGCAGCTGGAACTGCGGGGCACAACGTCTCATGGGGCGAGGTTTAGGCGTCAAGGCGCTAGGGCAAGTGGCGATTTCAACACTGGCATGGGCAATAGTCTATGTTTCCTTGTTGAGGTCGTGGCTGCTTTACGCACCTTTGGTGTCCGCTTCGACGTTCTCGTGGACGGCGACAATGTCCTTGTTTTCTTAGAGAACAGGGACAAAGAACCTGTGTTGGCAGGTTTTTCACATGTCGTCCGCGAGAGCTCTGGCCATGAGGTGTTACTCGAACGCCCTGTTCGTCGTTTGGAAGGTGTGCGTTTTGGTGGATCCGCCCCTGTTTTTCTTGGTGAGAAAAACGGGTGGACCATGGTTCGTGAGTACCATCGCGTCATTTCAGGTGCGTTTTCCTCCCACGTGTTCCTCCGGGAGCCCGTGTTCGCCAGGGAATGGATGGTAGGAGCGGCCATGTGCGAGCTGTCGCAAGCTCGTGGGGTCCCCATTTTGCAAGCCTTCTTCGTCTCAGCTCTCAAAGCCCTTGGCCCTGTTAAAAGGGTAAGGAGTCATCCCCATCGTGACGCCTTGGCATTGGGAGCTTGGTTTGCGACCGAGGACAACGTCTTGCCTATTAGTGCCTCCGCGCGTCTTTCTTTTGAAGACGCGTTTGATATCCTGCCAGAAGAACAGAAGTGTCTCGAAGAGTCCTTTAGGGATTTGAACTTTGGTTCTTTGTGGCGCAAGTTTGACTTTGTGGAGACAAAGTTTGACTTGACGGAGATCGTGGATGCACTAAAGGCTGACGTTTGAGCACTGCCGGCGGTTGGCTAGGTGATCGGACTAGCCAGCCATCACATGATGTCTCTCCAACACTTGTGCCTCCTTGGGAGGGCCCCTCACTTCGGGAGGGGGGGCCTGGGTGCTAGTGTATGGCAACTGCCCGTTTGCCGGGCGAAGCGGTCTAGCTGTTCGAGGGTTTTCCCGGGCGAAGCCGTGATCCACTGCCTGTAACGGGCCTTAGAAGTGGTAGTAGCCAGAGTGCTGAAAAGTGCGAGCCCGGTTGTTCCCGGGTGCGGAGCGGGCTCAGGTTCGACACGTAGCATGCCATGACGACGCCAAATCTTCGTCATGGTGTGCTTTTGGCCACCCACACGGGTCTGTGGTTGGCGCGCTACGTGTGGCCTGAGCTGTCACTTTCCCGATGGGAATTAGCTCAGCAAACAAAGTCCGAATGGGAAGAGAGACTTCCTCTGTGATGGTTGGTTGTGTTACGGCCGAGTTGTTAGTAACGGAGTGCGGCCCGGGTCCTGGGGGTTTTCCAAAACCAGGCTGGTCAGCGTGGCATGTTGACCTGGCATGAGTGCCCGCAGCAATTGCGTTAAGTTGCAACGCTTTCTAGGAAGCGTCGGGTTGGCAAATAGCTTCGGCGGGTCGCCAACCCTCGTACG